TAAAACCAGACAAACAAACCAGGCCTCCTAAAAGACCAGACAAATCTAAAAGATATATTGGAGAAGCTCTTACGTTTGTAAAAAATCAAAATAAATGGCAAGCTGCAGATAATTATGCTAAAGATAGAGGATGGCATTTCCAAGTATGGACAGAAAAAGAATTAGAAAAATTAGGTATTATTCCTAAACCAATAAAACCCTTGAAGCCTCTTAAACCGTATCGTAGAAAAATCAAAAAAGTAATATAAATAACGTCATGGCAAATATTTTATCAAATATTGCTCTTGCAGCATTTCGCGCTGGAATAACTCCACGAACGAATGCATCTCGAACATGGTTCAGACAACAAGCTGCAAAGTTAGGTAGAGTTAATAGAAATTCATTAATGAAGAGTGATGATGTTGAACTTAGTGGAAGAGAATTGATAGGATCAATGCAAATGTATTTCTATCAACCTAAACATGCCAATAGTTTAAAATACTATGATAGATTTCCATTGTCAATAATAATGGGTCCTGCAGATGGAGGTTTTATGGGATTAAATTTACATTATCTTCCTCCTATATTGAGAGCTAAATTTTTAGATGCTTTGTTAGATATAACAAATAATAAAAAATATGATCAATCTACTAAATTTAATGCAACATATAGTGTTTTAAAAAAAGCTGCTAAGTTTAAATATTTTAAACCTTGTGTAAAACATTATCTTTCCCAACATGTAAAAAGTAGATTTGCAAAAGTAAATCCTCCTGAATGGGAAATTGCTACTTTTTTACCTACAGCTGATTTTGCTAAAGCTAGTCGTTCAACAGTATATACAGATTCCAGAAAGGCATTATAATGGGTGTTTATAGAGTAGATCAATTAAAAGGAAAAATTAATAAAGGACAAGGAATAGCAAGAACTAATAATTTCTTAGTTCAATTACCAATTTTAGATTATAGTTCTTTTAACGGACTTCCACAAACTGAAGAGTTAAATCTATTATGTACTCAAGTGACATTACCAGGAAGACAAATTTTAACTAATGAACGAAACATTGGATTAGTAAGAGAGTATCCAACTAATACAGTTTATCAACCAGTTGATGCTACTTTTTTAATGTCAAAAGATTATAGTGAAAAAATATTTTTTGAAGTATGGCAAGATTTAATTGTTGGTCCTCATAGAGTATCAGGAGACAATAATCCTCAAGTCGTTTCAAGAAACTTAAATTATATTGATAACTATACTTGCAGTATGACAATTCATTGTTTTAGACCTGAAGGTGGTAGAAATTTCAAAGAAGTTTATAGATGTACTTTAAGAGAAGCATATCCTAGAACTATTCAAGATATACAAATGGATTGGTCTGCAAACGATCTTGTAAGATTAAATGTAGTTTTTGATTATAAATATTTCGAA